TCCGCTGTCCATCCGCCAATCTGCTCGGCTATCTCTGCTACCTTACCCCATATTAGGCAAATTTTGTCTTTTGGTATTAGGCATTGACACCTGATACCGTCTAAATTGCCAGGGCAGCGTTGCCCTAGAGTATAGAGGTCATCCCAGGCCCTCGTGCCTTTGATGTAGCGGACCCACAGAGAGGGGCTAATGCCATCGGGAATGAGGTCTTTGGGATAGGTGAGAAGAGAGAGGTCCATTATGTCGGCCCTTCGTATCCTGATACCTTTTCAATTAATTCTTGGACTTCCTCTACAGATTCTCTGACTACCATACCCATAGTGAATTCAACGCCTGATCCATGATTTCTGAAAACAATAGCAAATTCTATATTCGTTTTCGTTGAATCCGCTTCCGTAATTCGAAGAATCCAATCCGTATTCAAGTGCCATACCCTGCCCTGAGTGTCCGTAACCTTAATCAGTTTCATCTTCTTCGCCCCCCCGGCTCTCTTTCGTAATCAATCCATCCTACCCCTAATACGCCATACATCGGATGAACGGCATACATTCCATAGGCAGTGATTTTAGTGTGCCGATTCGACCAGCCAGTAGAACAGGCAGAGAGAAGGATAAGTAGAGAAAGGAATAGATATTTAATCATTTTGAACCTCCTTGAGGGCTTCTTTAATCAGGCTTAAACCAAGTTGACATCTATCTTGTTCATCCTCCAACACCTTGCGGAGCTTCTCATTCTCAACTTTGAAGCTACTTATTTCTAGGTTATCTGCTTCTTGATATACTTTCATCTCAGCCTTTAGCCGCTCCAATTCTACCTTTACCTTGAAATATTCTTCTTTCCACTCGTCCATCACCCCTCCTTAGCCGGCCACACGCCCTCTAGGTTGAGTTCGCGGAGGGCCAACTTTCTGTACTTCTCTCTTGCTGGGCCGATTACATCTCCAACTTTATCTGGCATAACTTTCCATGAACGGAAAACAGAATTAACTTCATAGGCATGGATCACCTTAGCCCTCTCCTCCACCACGGCATCGAGAAGGGCGACTATAGTTTCAGGAGCAGATAAAGCAAGAGATTGTCTTTCTTCTGTGGCAAACATCAACCCACGACTACAATTCATTTCGTCTTGCGTAGGTTGTCTCTGAATTGCTTTCAAACTCTCCGCAATTTTTCTCAGGTCGGTCATGGCTTCACCTTGCGTCTGACCACACTCCGTCTAGGTTTAGCCTGTGACAGGCTCTATTGCGGTACCCGTTTTTATGTTTCTCCAGCAACAATTCCCAACATTCTCTAAGGTCAGTTGGAGCACCAGTTTCGGTATAATATCTATTCGGATTTGCGGGCTCTTTTTCTGCAATAACATTTTGGAGAAAATCAAACCGAGCCTCTGCCTCCACTACGGCATCGAGGAGAGTTTTGATGTATCCGCGAGCCGGTTCGGGACAATCCTGAGTAAGATTCTCAGCGATTTCTCTTAGGTCGGTCATGGCTTCACCCTCTCCAACACAAGACGGTATTTGGGGATGATTAATGTATCCAAATTGCTTTCACGGAACTCAGGAGCCATATCGTAATTAATTAGAAAATTTCTATTTGTGGACTCGACTAATCCCACCATTTGATTAGCGTAATAAAACGAAGGGATACCCTTACCAAGCACATAGCGTTTCTTGAATTTTGTTTTCATGGTCATGACTTCACCTCGCGGATGGCGGCGGCTGCATCCAATACACCCGATCCCCATGCTTGCACATAAGCTTGAGGGGTTTTTACATTAGGACCTTTGGCATAGAGATTATCAGCCACCTTTGCACACCGCTCTCGCTCCTCGGCTACGGCTTCGTTGATGACATCTTCTATCCAAAGCCAAGCGGCTAATCTTGCCTCGGGAGATGCGATACCGTTTACAATCTCTACAAGTTCATTAGCTTTATCTGCCGTCATATCCCCTCCTAATCTGCCCGCTGGCCGAGTCAATGGAGTCAATGGAGACGATGGTCAACTACCATATAGACTTACGCGCCTCGAAAAGTGCGCACCCGCAAGGCCATCGCTATATAGGCATCGCCTCCATTCACACACCACTATCCTGTCGTCACTCCTCTTCCTTCGCCGCAGTCCGTTTACCCCATCGCTGTATATAAGTTAAAAACATCATCCCTAAAGGAAAACCTATGATTGTTCCTGCTATAACACCTACCAAAAAATCCGGGATATTCACCTCACTCCTCCTCTTTCGCCGCATCGTAAATATCCATCACTAACTCATTTTTAGTCGGATCTAGCATCAAGCACTTAACATTCTGACCTGCCATCCTAACGCTGCGTTCCCTCTGCACAAAATAGTCCGTATCCTGGAATTCATCCAGAATAGTATTTTTTTTCCAGCTTACTTCTTGCCCTCTCTGCCTCATCATTGTCTGGTACGCACCATAGGCTCCTTGAAAATAAATCGCTAGGCAGCCCGATACCGCCCTCACACATGTATTATAAATCTTATCCTTTAACTCCTGTAATCCTAATAAGAACTGAAGAGTAGGTCTCTCTTTTTCTTTTTCTTCGAAACTCGTCCTAGCGTGATCAACGATAAAATCGAAGAACTCTTTGTGATCTTGCCTAACAATCTGGTCATATGGCCCCATTACGATTGCATAGGTCACGCTGGTACGATCATCCACCCCCTGTGCGAATAAATGCCCTCGCATTTTTTTCGCCGCCTCTATTATTTCTCCGTTATTCCGATAAAAAGAAGCCACAATCTTAGGAAGTATTCCCGACATTGTGGGCATCAATGCCTGTAGCTGATTGTAATTCTCTCCGCTCCTATGCCGTTTTAATCGTATTGTAATAAATCTTTGTTGAAGGGCAAGGTCTCCAGGAGTGTCTTGACCGCTAACGAGGATACCCGCCCGGATAGCCCCACCTCGCACTCCAAACTCGTTTCGTACCCCCTTAAGTCCCATTTGTCGGTCATAGGCACTTCTAAAGAAACTCTCCTTTCGCTTCTGGGTATTATCGTAGGAATTTCTGTACTCATCTAACCAAAACGGCAAGGACGAGTAATAGAAACTCCCGCGCTCTAAGCCGACTTCCGTTCCTACGCTAAACGAGTATCCTCGTGTACTAAGTCCGGCCATTGCGGAGAGCCACTCACAAAGAGTAGTTTTACCTGTCTGCGTTTGTCCGGTAACAAACAGCAAAGGAAATACCCTACCAAAAATCTGCGATAATCGATGAGAAAAAAAACTTGCTATCAACCACGCACAGGCCAATCGAATAGCCATATTGCCCGAATAATTTTGCTCCATAAGGTCGATTAGCTCACCCGGATCCATATCATGCTTAGCCAGGACTGGAATATCTCCACTACCCTCGGAGTCCCCTTGATGAAATTGAATAGCCTGATGACCTGCTAACCCCCTCCAGACTACTCCCTCTGAGTCGCACTCCAATCTATTTCCTATCAGGTCTATGCCGCCATTGGCAAAAAGATATAATCCTGCGTCTTTTATAAAGCCAACATGATCCGGCTGATATACTCTCTTGCCAATCTCCCGGGCTGTCTCGTAGGCAATAAGCTGTTCCAGGTCCTTCGCCGATCCCGTGAATTGATAGTCGCCAAGCTGAAAGCACCGTTTTTTGAAATTAACAGGGTGGTTCATGTCCTCGCCCCGAAAAATGGCCCGGTTAATCGTGTCCCCTACGTTATTAACTAGATTAACCTCCCGGACACAAATTTTCTTAAAGTCGATTATGTTGTTCTCAATCGAGAAAGTGAAATTTGTAATTGGTTGATTGACTACTGTTCCGTCCTTCCCTGTTTTGGCAATCCAATATCGAGACCCGAACTTACTGATAGTCGTGCTTGTTTGCGACCTGAGCAACCGTCGTTGAATTAGTCCCGCAGCGTCTCGTGGCAAGGTCTTGAGATAATTGGTAGGCTCGTATCGCTCTCGTAATACCTCGATAGCTATATCCTGCCGAGATTTACCAATAGCAAGAGCACCATCAAGGTCTATCTTGCCGTTGTGCATCCAGGCTGCAGGCAATACTCCGATGCTGGTCTCATAACCATCCTCAGCAAGCTTTACGGCCATTAGGTAAGAATAGAGTTGAGTATCAAAGCGATCCCAGAATTGGGGCTTATAAAGCGGGAGCTTTGGATTATCCTTGACCTCGTTATCAAAGACTATGCAGACCGAGGTCACGGCGTTAGCCTTAAGAATATCGGTCAGTAATGAATAATTCTTGCCGCTCACGGCCGACACGCCAGCAACGCCCACAGCACTGAAGCCCCATTGCCAACAGGCAGTGGCTTTAAACTCGGATTCTGTGAGGATAGTAAAAGACTGAAGGGGCCCAGGGCAATAAACGGGCATCCTGAGGCCATGCAGGGCATCTTTGTGGGGTCGAATGTAAATAACTTGACCAGTAGGATTGAAATAAGGAATGAGGATATTTTCTTTCAGAAGCTTTGCGGTGGACCCTAAGTCGTCAACTAGGCCGGCCTCCTTGGTGCGCTGAAGGTCGAATTTGTCTCGGATAGCTAATAGGGCTGGCTCAAGGTGGGGGCCAGTTGAGCGGAAGCGGCAACGGTCGATTGTCTCATCGCTGAAGCCACGCTTGGTCTTTAGGTGTTGCCTGTGGGCTGGTAGTAGCTCAATCATATCGATAAAATGAGTGTAGATGTCCGTATATGGAGCCGAATCACGCTTCTCATCCATAGGTGTGCTACACAGGGCCTCCCCGAAACCGGCCCGTTATTTATCGCCGATAAAGACCGCGATATGCTAAGGTTTCCTTAACATCTTCTACGCTACGGGCAATTCCCACTACGCCCTGAGCATCCCTTAGTTTTTTGAGCTTGTACCATTGTAACTTAGTCAACTTACCCCCCCGCCTCTTTACCTCAATCGCCACATACCGCCCCTTCAGACACCCCGTTATATCCGGCTTGCCGGCCACAGACCCCGGTGGCGATATCTCCCAGTCCGATTCCGGTAGGCTACGCAGGAAGCGCATTATCTGCCGCTTGATAGTGGATTCGGTCATTTGTATAAATTAGGTCCAGCCTTTTTCTCTAGTCGTCGAATTCTAACTTTCAATTCAGCAAGCAAATATCCAATCTCACTAGAACATTGTGTTATCCCGTGTGGTTTTTTGAATCGAATTGATTGACAATAGTGACACCGTTTATTCTGGCGCTTGATGGTGGATTCGGGGAGGGGAGTCTTCACTGCCAACTATTCTCCTTACACAGTAATTCTGGTGACACTATCATAGTTTTATCTTCAGGTTTTGGTTCTATACACAGTGTTGAACCTTTTGGAATTTGAAAAATCATTGGTATGCTTGTACTTTGGCCTCCATATAAAGTCATTCCCTGTTCAAATTTAACTTGTTTAGGATACCATCCCCATTTATAGTGCCAATAATATTCTCCATGACTAATAGGACTAAGTAACGCTAATATGCTATATGTAAAAATACTCAAAGCAACGATGACAAGAATAATATATTTAATCATTTTCTATCTTTCCTCTCCTCCCACGTAATTATACTGTTCCGTATAAAAGCCTGCAGAGGCGTCAGCTCCCTAAGCTTCGGTCGCCATATACGGCGCCAGAATCTTCTCCAGCGGCCAGGAACACGCATTGACTTGCGGAGGGCGATCACTTTGGTTCTCCCGTTATCGCTTTGATAGCAGCGAAGCAGATAGCAACGGGGGCGGTAGGGGCTCTTACTTCTACACCAGAATCATATAATTCATCCACAATTACAGTCCAGCCGGGAGTGCGACTTTGAATGTCAATAGTCGTGCCGTCAGCCTTTAGCTTTTCCACCACTTCCCAAGCAGCAGAGATAGAGGTGGAGTATGGAGGTATAAGGGTTTTTCCAATATGGTTGCCTGGCCAACCACAATCACATACATCGAATGGGCCAGATAGTCCCATTACCTTCTCAGCCACAAGTGCATCCAGCTTTCTGCCAGCTTCCATCTTGTCTATCTCGTCGTGCGTCATTCCACCACCTCCAATGTAATCCGCCCTAAAGGCCCCATGTACTTCCAAGCCTCAAGGGCACAACTGAAGCAGACGGGCATATTCATCTCATCGGACACGGCCCGGTGGGTTATCAGGTTGGGCTCAAGGCAACGGGAGCAGGTGGAAGGTGCAGGTTCTCGATTGAGGATATACCGATCAAACACAGAGGGATCACTTATTGTGGTCATTTCTTTACCTGCAACCCCATCTCCTTTAATACGGTTATCCCTTCTGGACTATCAGACGGTTTATCTTGTACATTTATTATTATCCCTTGTTTCTGAAGACTGAGCAAAAAAGCCGACCATTGATGCGCTGGGATCATAACAACCCCTTTATTCCATACGACATCTATATCCGTTGTTTCCTTACTCATCTCTTCCCCCCTTGATGCCCGAACCCTGTACCATGACCGGCGTTGGCGAGGGCAAGTGTAGTTTTCCTTACCTCAATCACGGCACAGAAACGACAGAGTACGAAGCCCTTACACGTATCCGCCCTCCACGGATATTCTTTCTTACAGGCCGGGCAGACTCGCCAATCTACTTCACGGGTATTGCTATTCATGCTGTTGCCAGGTCAATCACGGTGATGTTAAAATTCTAATAAGATGGGCGTGCAACAAATCAAAAACATCCGGTTCTCCATAAAAAAGTAATACCAATATGGTGATAGCAAGAGTGGTAATTGTGATATCTAATGCAAGTCCGCTCATCGTGGCATTATCCTCGTTCACGTTTCAATATCTCTATAATGTCTTCATTGATTTTAAGCTGCTTGTCGTGAAACTCGCTAATGGCTTTTATGGCTAGGGTATTAAAAATATTTCCTGCTATCAGGATAATTAGGGTTATCCAAATCAATATTGTGTTCATTGAATCATCCGCCAATTCCCTTAACAAAAACCCACACCCAATTCATATACCACCTAACCCCTAATAAGACCCAAGGAAGTGCAAGAAGTGCGATAAATATCTGAACCCAGATGTTTAACTCTTTTTTCATTCTATCATCCGTCTAACCTGACAACCGAATAGGTATCAGAAGCAACTGATAAGCTATAGAGTCTATATTTAAGCGACCAACGTAGATATCTATTCCATTCACACACCCATCTGTCCATTATTTTCTGGTCTAGCAATATTCTCATTGAATCATCCGTCTGAAAGTTTCCGGCGTGACACTCTTCAGCAAGTCCTCTTTGTTCTCCAATGAAGCCACAACCCGCTCATCCCATTCACCCTGAGCTACGATGTCAATCATTGTGAGATTGTCAAACTGTTCTGCGCCCGGTCGGTCATGCCGTCCAAGGCTCTGAAGACGATGCACAAGCTTCCAGTCCCTGGAATACCAAATGGCATAAGGACAGAGCAAGCTGATGCCTTCACCGCCAACGGCAGTATTGGTGATGAGATATTGAAACCTATTAGAATTAAATCCATCGACAATAGATTGTCTGATTCCCGGATCGGTATCTCCCGTTATTGCTGCAAATCGACTCTGGCTATCCCACCAAACAGAAGCACCGTGAAAAGTAAGGCCAGAATCTTCATGGCTTAAGGCAAAGGCTATCATCTCTACTTCTTCTTTAAACGTCACCCAGATTACTACTCTCTGATTCCCTATTTCATCAAGCAAAATTTTCAATTCCTTTAACTTCGGATTGGGATTAAACTTATAAGTCTCTTCCCCCTCCCGATATACAAACCCATTCTCAATTTCCAGCATTTTCTGAATTCGTGGACCGATATGAGCGGCAGTTAGAATGTGGCCATCGTTCAGTTCGGTAAGAAAGTGTAGCTTGAGGTCATGGAGTGCCTTCTTTTGCTCATCAGTTAGCCCTATCATTCTCTTCTGGAATAGGACCGGGGGCAGGAATTTGAGTACATCCTTCTTTTCAAATCGGATTGTATAAGGTGCAAATAGCTTCTTAATTTCCTCAACGGCCCCTGGTCTCGGCATCATGTCCGGCCACTTCATCCAACTTTTGCCGGCGTTGGCATCGTAAAGGTATTTATTTCGGTAGCCCCAGAAGTTCAAGGGTTTCCCGTTTTGCTGGAAAATCATCGGATCGATAAACTTCCCGATAGCCCAAGCATCTTCCAGGCCGTTAGTAATTAAAGTTCCTGTCATTCCCTTTCTGTAATTTGTAGTGCGCCCCAACTCCCTAACTAAGAAAGACTGGGTAGGCTTAGAATAACTACCCTTATATTGCTTGATATGGTGAATCTCGTCACAGACAACAGCGTCAAAGCCCTTGGCCATTAACTCACGGTGAATAACTCGGACACCTTCGTAGTTAATTAGATAGAGATCGGCGGGTTGTTTTAACAAATCGAGGCGCTTCTGTCTCGTACCACGGAGAATGATAGAGGATAGATTAGACCATGTGCCGAGTTCATTTACCCAGTTCTCAGTAATAGTATTTGGGCAGATTACAAGTGACCTGATCACACCATCTTGCCTAGATAGTTTTTGCAGCCAAGTTATCATTGGTGGTGTTTTCCCAACACCTACATCAGAATTATCTAAGGTACAGGGATGAGCGAGATGGAAGGCCAGCATCTCTTTTTGATGCTCAAAGGGAGTGGGCATTATTAATCCAATATTCCAATAAAGAAAAGGACAACAAAAATGACGGCAGCAATCGCTGGGGTCGCGGCCATAAGGAAAGCTAATGCCCAGCAAGTATTACAAGCCGCCCGTCCCGGTGGCGCCGGTCGGTGACATTGAATGCAGTTCATCGTTCCTGCCTGATATCCGCAGTATCTTGACTAAGCCCTAAGTGTTGGCATATTCTTTTCAAAAGAAGAACAGTCTCCCTTGTACGGGTTAAAAGACGACGATTGATTTCATTTATCTTCTCTGTATTTTCCTTCGCATCTTTTTCCCACTTTTCAAACAACTCTTCATTGGTCATTTCGTTTAAGGGCTTAGGCATTACTTATTCCCCTAGACCACGTACCAGCTTATTCATCTGAGCCAGGAATTCCCGCGACCAGAGATTGACTTTTACAGGCTTACCATCCCACCACGAGGGCTCTATTGCCGAATCTCTAATTTTATATTTACCATCAGCCAACTCCGCCGCCTCATGGATTAATGCGTTGCGTTGAGCAATATATTGACAATCGTGGACATTTAATCCAATGACAATTTCAAGACCATCCTTCGTAAATTTACCCTCTTTACAATCGCAGCGCCTTTGCATCATAGGCTCCTTCTTAGAATGGAATGTCATCCTTCCCCTTTTTCTCCCACGGGTCCGGCCCTCTGCTATCTGCCGGCGAGTCGTCCTCAGCCCTATCCGCCTCTCGTTGCTCGGTGCCCCGAGTTTCTGGCTGTCCTACCTCAGTATCAAATTCTTCAGCCTCAAAAGGCCGAGACCTCATGGCCGATTTAAGCTGAACTCCCAAAAACGTAGTCATCTCTTTTTCTTCTTTCGTCAAACCACCTAACACTTCGAAAAACTGAGCCTTGCTATAGTCTAAGCCATCAGAATTAGTGTCTCCTATGAGCTTTACCCGAGTTTTTACATCACAAAGTCTTTTTAATTGCCCTCCGAGTTTAACGACATAAGTAGAAATGCTCCCTTCATATTTCTTGGTAGCCGACATGACAGATAATGGAATGAGATAAGGGAAATAAGACTTACCCAAAGGAAGTAAATACACTCTATGCTTTAGCTTGCAAGCCTGTCCTCGGCCTGGACCTCCATCGGGCTTAGTTGCAGTTCCAAACTTTGCCCACTTACATTTATGCGGGTCCGAATCTTTAAGATGAGACCCACATTCTCCAAACTCTCCGTCCTGATTACGAGGCAAACTACCTTGCCTTCCATCAAAACTAGAGCAAGTGGGCGGACTATTCCCTCCAGAATATGCCCCTGGCCAAAAGGCCCTAACTGTATAGTGATCTATAATAACCCCGACTAGCTCTTTTTGGCTATCTTCTCCTTCCTCTGTAGGCACCGTCCAAAATAAGTTTCCCCCGGTTGGTATTTTGATAACCTCGAAAGATGGAGTTATCCCCTCGAAATTCGATTCAAAGACCTCCTTTAGCTTTTTTAGGTCCGGTATCGCCGGGAGTTGGGGGGCTTCCTGCTTAACTAGCTCTTTTTCTTTGGTTGCCATGATTAGTTTCCTCCTCTAAGTAGTTCGTCTTCATATCTGCCGCACTTTTCACACTGTCGCCTCTGTCTCAAATCTATACAATTAAACTCTTTACCTTGAACTTTTTCGGGGTAACGGACTCCTGGCACAAATAAATACTTCATCTCATACTTTTCCCATTTCGCCCACTTATGCCAGCAAGACCAAGCCATGGTTAGTCCTCCTCGATTAAAAACTCATCTTCATCTGCCAGATTTTCTCTCTGGCGATATCTCACTACTTCATTAATTGGTTCCCATAGTTCTCTGGGCAATTCATTACCTAACTTCAATGCTGCATTATAGACATCGAAGAATAGTAATACCTGAGTTTTCATCTGCTGTTTTTGTATAGATTCAAGATTTTCCCTTTGTTGTCTGTTCATAGATTGGATACTTTCCATGATTAGTCCTCCTTGTCCGCTACTTCCATCCTCTGTTCCTCCAACACCGTCTCGCACGGCTCTGATTTGCAGTCATCGCACACGCGAATTTCTGCCCTTGCTTGGTACCGTGGATATTGATCCGTATGGCATGTGCAGCCGCAGTCGCTCATAAGGCCTCCTTAAATTTCGCTATCCATTTCTCCATTATCTCCTGTGACCCCCAACAGCCACGAGGAGTTTCATTGTAAAAATATCCAACGAAGGCGGGAAGGTTTGCCAGATTCTCGTCATCCGCTTGGCCAATAGCTCCATGTAAATTATTGCAAATAACCGCTACCAGAAAATCGCCCGGTTCAATACCCTGTTCTAAGTACCGCTTTATCCCCGGCATCATTCTGTCCGGTATATGGAATTGTCGGAATTTATATGGCATCCCCAAGTCCCTCCCTTATTATCCTGACCCGCCGGCCAGCGGCTTCTTCCAGTCTTTTCAATCCTCAGACCAGCACCAGCGCGGCGAGTCAAGTTGGTTAATTATTTTGTAGCGCAACATAAAAACCCAAGCATATTGTCCCAAGCAAAACATTAAAATGAGCAACCAAGATAACTCCTCCCATAAGAAGCATGGCTAAGCACATAGGTCGCCAAAAATCATTCATTTTTTCTTCCTACTCCGCTTATATCCCTTCGATCTGCGTAGCTGAATCTGCTCATTGGTTTTCAGGTATCCCAAAGCCGACAATTCTTCTTTCTTGACTTCATCTAAATTATTCCGCCAACCCCATAAGGTATTGGAATTAACATAATCGGTCTGGACAATGCCATACTCCCCGTTTGCTTCGAGCCAGCCCATGAACTCACCCCTAGTCAATGCAATGATAGATGGCCGCTCAATCACGGCCAACGTATATTTCTCGCCGTCATGGTCAATGCTGTGGTATTCACGTTCAATCATTAGAGCCTTAATCTGTTCTTCGATAGGAGCCATAGCCGCGTCGATAGCATCTAATTCCATTTCCTTCTGGTCCTTGTCGGTACACAGGACTGCGTACTGAGCGAAGAGTTGGTTGAGTTGATATTCAGGTGCTGGGTGCCCCTCATCTATTCCTACTGTTGGATCAGACATAGCTACCTCCTTTTAATTATCCTTACTCACTGGCTGCTCCCTTGAATCTTCAAGACGGTCCCAATATCGACCCTTATCTCCTTCTGTGTAGAGCCAGACTATTCCTCTATTATCGAGAGCGTACAGCAAGGTATATCCATCCTTTATACCGGCTGCTGCAATCTGTATAAATTGTCCGTCTTTTTCAGGAGCTTTTTCTGACATACTATTCCTCTCGACAGCTATCCTGACCCGCTGGTCGGATTCGATACCGACTGGCTACTCTCTCCTCTGGCGTCAAATACCACCAACTTCATGCCGTTGCCTAGGCAACATAAAGGCGTGTGTATGTTCCTCGATAGCCCCGATTGAGTCTCAGGGGGTAGCAACACTATCGTAGTGTGTGTCCTTCCACACCGCAGCGAGTCAAGTTGTTAATACGGTTTAACCTCCAGATAAATGACCATCATTGTGATCTGACAGATAATAAATAATACATCTATCCAGTCAATCATTTTGACACTTCCCTTCCTCACAATACTCACAAATGTACTCCCTGCGTCTCATTGTTGGCCCCGTCTCTGTATCGCAGCCACACTCACAACGACATTTCAGGGAATACCAGCCTGGGTCAGGGACGGGGGTCATGCCCTCTTCCCCATTTCTTTTTCAAGCATCCGTTCAAGTTGTACCTGATAAAAATGGAAAGGTACTCCATCGTTATGCCATCTCTCTACACTCCGAATACTTGCTTTGAGTCGCAGAGCAATAATTTCCTTCTTAACGCCAAATTCTTCAATCAATCGTTTTGTGATGTTTTCCATAATCTATAAAAAGGTAGGGGGGAATATCCGTCCCCCCTACCCACAAGGTGTACCGTCTTCCACGGTACTGTTGCGATTTAAGTCGTCGATGACATTTAATCCGCTGCGTAAATCTAATTGCAGTCGCTCTACCTCTAAGCTACCAGGCCATATAGAGGCCCGTGTGGGATTCGAACCCACGCCTACCGCAAGCTTTGTCAGCGGAATTCGATCCGACAACCACAACAATGCTGAGTCTCTTGGGAATAATCTAAATTTGACCGGACTTAAAGCGTCTGCCAATTCCGCCACTCGGGCATATTTAAGCCCGAGGTAGGATTCGAACCTACACGTCCGTTGATTCAGCTTACTCATGAGATTCAACATCCCCAAGCTATTAAGCAAACAGATAATTGAAGACTTGGTCCCCAACATACTTCTTAGGTGCATCCCCTTCGTTTGCCTTCTCTCTTGCAAACTTCACTGCCTTGATGAAAGCATCCATGCGGCCCAAGATAATCTCTTTCCTTGGAGCAGGCATCGCACCGCTGTGTTTAATGGTCTCCCAGTATCCCACGAGAACGTCCTCTGTGATGATCTGAGTCTGAGCGGGGTGTTCCTTGGTAGCATTATAAAGAACAATGGGAGTCTGTGTCTTTTTGGTGCGGTGAGTAGAGATGGCATTTGTTTTATAAAGATCAGTGTTTTGATCTATAGACCAGTCTTCTATTTCATCCAGTACAGGCAGTTTGACGATAAAGGTTCTTAGGTCCGTAAACTGCTTTTCCAGAGACAACAAGAAAGTCACCGGGAGCGCGGAGAGCGTAAGGTCGGCATCCTCTATAACAACATCCGCATACGCATTTGTATTCGCTGAATCCTTCTGCACCGTAACATCCATAGCCTCCCCAATTCCCCCTGCGATTTTCTTGAGGAGAGTCTCAACGTTAAATTGAACCTTTTTGTGCTCGGGCGGATAGGTTTCTCCTGCTTCATCCTTGGGCCTATAAGTTTTGGCAAACCCCTGAAAAAGATCGGGCTTCTGAATGACCTTAAAGGTCTCAGTTAACTCGGCATAAGCCCGACTTTTTACTCCTTTCTCGATAGCTATGACTTGATTTAATTTCGGCATAATAACCTCCTATTAAATTTGATTTTCATTATGCCGGTCAATCTACGACACTTTGCGACACTTGTCAAGCCCTAAGTGAATTATTTTTAAAATACTTTCAGGGGCAGGGGTTGAAAGGAAGGGTAGTCAGGAATGGGATAAAGAGCAGAGTTGGCAATAAGGATACTTATGGCCGTTAATTCAGCCTGTGCTAAGGCAGCGGCTTCCTTATATAACTCAAGTTGATTGGTGGCTAGAAAATAGTTTGCACTTATATAATATGGATAGTAAATATCATTGTGGAGTTTAAGTTCAGTAGCAAGCTCTTCGGATAGATAGCCAAAATAAGCCAGGAGATTAGCTTGTTGTCTGATTTCTTCTGCCTGATCTTCTAATCCTAATACCAGTTCCAGATTCTCAGAAAGAGTTGTGCGGTCTATAATTGGCGGGATACAGGCAGAAAGCAGGAGGGTAAGAATCAGAATAAAGGCTTTCACGGGAAGAACTCTTTGCTCGCTTCTGCCTTGAGTCCACTTTCTATGATTTTATCACAGCGATCCAATGTAATGCCTAGCCCATTTAGGTAACGATACATGATAGCTTGCTTCCATGATGGCAAAGTGTCAGCCCAGGCCATCATCTCGTCTTCGGCTGTTTTAAGGATTTGAGTTTTGTCTTGGGTCATGTCTTTCGCTTACCTTCCTTATCGAAGATAGCTAGGGCACCTTCATCCTCTTCAATCGCATCAATACTGTGATTAGGGTCAATTTTATCTAAGAGATAATCCACAAGGCCCGAGACTGGCCTATACCAGGGAATGGTTCCACTGTGACGTACCTTGAGTTTGCCAAGACGTGAAGAAATCGTCTCATCGGGGTCCCCGCCAAGGATAGCATTCCCAAGTTGGTCGATTCCCAGGAGGACATTGATAATGTATTGCTTCATTGCTTCTTGACGTCGTCACGGGACTTGAAATAAAAAGCCAGGATCATCCCCGTCATCACCGTATAAGCTTCAGGTATCTCAACCGCAGTGACGGACATATAAAGGAAGCCAACAACAAACATCACGGTCACCAAGGGTCTCACTACACCGCGAATAAACTCAATGTTCATTTTAATACTCCTGTACCAAAAAAGAGAATGAAGAATCCCGCCATACCAGCGATCAAGCTGATTACGGTGATTACGAGTGCTTTGTTCCCTTTAACGACAGCCAGTGCAGTCTCAATCCGCTGAAACCGCTTCTCAACACCGTTGGGGCCGAAGTGAAGCACCTTGTGCTCCTCCCAACTATTCTCGATTCGTTCTAATCGGCCATCCATGCGGATCATTAAGGTGTCACGCTCGTCGTCGTTCATACCCACCTATCAGTCCGCCATTGCTTAGCGAGTCTCTCCGCCCTATCCCCTACTTGTTGAGCCCAACGGGAATCAAGCATCTCGTCCCCTACCCTATCGTGATCTCCGGCCTCTGCTGCTCTTAGCATCCTTCTAAAACTCATTAGGCCCCGAATACCAAGGTTAAAAGCCATGTTGACAAGTACGCCAAATCGGGGTTGAGAGAGTTGTTTTGTCCAAGGCATCCTGCTCGTTAAGTCGGCTAAAATCATTCCTACGTGTTCTCTCAGAATAATTCTCGCTGTCTCTTCGCTAAGAGGCGGGCCAGTCTCAAGTGAATAACCATACCCGACAGTCCAATGACCAAGGCTATCGCGATAGGGCCTAGCCCGAAATCCCTCGTCCCGAATCAGCATTTCCTCAACAGTTTTTATTGCCATGTTGTACTTCCCCTTGACAACAAGAAATAGAAGTCTTAAAAGAACGCGGTGGAATGGCTAATCGTCATATTGCTTTCGATCCTAGTCTTATCCACTGAACTTGGGCAAAGAATTATAGCTTTGATGTTCGCGGGTATATTCTGGCTTTTTGTCTTCATAGTAATTAGCGCGAGTGTTCTTTATCTCATTCATACAGGGTTTTAGTGATGTTCATTATGGAAGTAAAGGGGGGCCAACTAATGGGTTCACTCCTTCGCCCCCTCCTTCTTCTGGCAAATTGCGGGCAATATTCTCTAGTTCTCTTGCTAATGCCAAAGCCTCAACTGAACCTGGTACTGATCTGGCAAACCGACGCATCAACTGGCCGCCCTTAAGCGTATTTAGCATTTTGATCATTGTCGCGTGCCCCATAACCTCAATTACGCCGCCACCGATTCCGATCATTCCCGGCCCAACCGCCCCCGTAACAACTCGCCCAACACCGCTTAAAACCATTAACGGTCCCATCCACCATCCAGCTCTAGCTGGTATTTCTGTAGACCCGCCAAGTGCTGTTACTGCTTTATCAAACTCATCGCGTAATTGTTTCAATGAAGCATCCCGAGTTTTAATCACTTCACCAATTAAACCTTCTGATTCTTTAGATACTTGAACACGTTTCCCACTAATTACCTTCTGTGCGGCTCTAAGAATGCCCTCCTCTCCTTTTGATTGTGCAGCACGAGTCTTTAAAATATTACTTATCCCTTCGTCTGCCACTTCATCGAATTTTCCTTGTGTCGCCCTTCGCAACTCGCGCACAAAATCATTAGTAGGTTTGAATTTTTCTCCTAGAGCAGTCCTTAATACTAGATTATCTGTCTTGGGATCAAGGTATGACTCCCACCATTTGATAAAATCCTTTGGTTGAAATTCTCCGGTCTTCGCAGCCTCATCAATACCACCCCTGAACCAAGCACCCGTTAAAAGCTGTCTATCTGCGGGATCTTTAATAACTTTAAAGGATGTCGTGATGGCCTCTACGCGACGAGGAGATTTAGCGGGTTGAATAATCGCACCAACTATTTCTTGTGCATCTTCTCGTACACGCTCTACTAATTTTTGCGGGAAAGCCTTCGCACTAAATAGCCCCACAAAGTCTCGTCTATAATCATTTGAAATAACGCCCAACTTTGCTTTTATGGCAGGACTAGCAATCTGAACGTCTTCTAAAAGAGCATTTTCTAGCACACGAAACTGTCTTTCCATATTTCTATTCCCAGCATCGCCAGCCGCTCTTTTCGCTGTTCTGAGTCTCAGAACTCCACCAACCATATCCTTGCCAGTCACCATTTCCCTAACTGGAGCTACTGCTTCTCGAAAGGCTTCTATGCTAACCGTTTCTGCTTGTCCGGGGGCGCCACCTGATAGTTTATCCCTTATTCTTCGATACACATCATCTTGTAACTCAACGAGCTTACTACCCCCAAACCCACTAATGGGTGTAATCTCTTCTCTAGCCTCTTCAATACCTCTTAATGCCCGGTTAGCAATTGACTCAGCTTTCGTTGGAAGAACGCCTTTTAAGATACCCGGCTCCTCTATAATCTGATTCAGGGCTACTTCAAAATTTGCCGTCTCAGCAGGAATAATCTGTGCTTCTTTTTCTAATGCGGTGTATCTTTTGTTAAAGGACGCAGCAACCTCTGCTCTTCTTTTTGGGAATATCTCTTGTTGAAACCTAGTCCCAGCTTCTCTTGCTGTGGGAGCACCTGGCGCAATTCCTTCCTGTATTGTCCTCGGCCCTCTTTCTCCCAATAAACTTCTTTGCCTGGCCTGTTCGAGAGAAACCCTCTGACCAGTTTCAACGGCTTCACGTTGCGCTATGCTTCCTGCAGATTGTCTTGCCGCAAGAGCCGCCTGTTCTTCTACTGCGAACGCACCTCCTTGTTGTGCTTCTCTTAACCCAATATCCTTTGCTTGCTGTACGGCTCTTTGTTGTGCTACTACTGCATCTTCAGATAAACCAGAAGCCAAACCTGCCACCTTTTCACTACGAACCGGCAACACTTTTCTTAGTCCCGTTCCCGCGATTCTAGCCCCTTTCCCAACTAACCCAGGAAGTCCTACGTCTGCACCGGCTGTTGTAAATCCACCTAAGATATCTGAAGGTTGAATCGGGAGCGGTGTTTGCTGAGGAACAGGACCAGAAAATTGTTCAAGTAATGGAGGACTAGATTTTATAACATCTAGGGGTCGCACAAATTCAGAAACTTTCTCACCGGCGGCAGTCGCTAAATTGAACAATGGGGCAAGGGGTGACGCTGCCATCCTTAATGTAGGTAAAGCAAGATTAGCAACCGGAGTCCCTAAAAACCCCCTTTCTTTTGTTGCCCCTTTAAATTCCTCAACCCCTCCCCTAAATTCCCCACCAATCGTCAATCTTTCTCTGGCAACCCCCGTCGAAACGGGATCGGGGAATAATACCTTGACTTGTTCTGCAAACGGAATGCTATTAAACAAAGGATCGGTTTTCTTTAAATCCCTAAATACTTGTCGTCGGATCTGAAACTGATCACCTTCAGAGAGTTTGGAAAACTCGGGGCTCCCAAGGTCTTCAAATGTAAAACCAGCCATTATTATCGCCCCTGTTGTAACCGCTGCCGACGCAACTCTCTAAATTGTTCAATTGTCAAATTCTCACCAGAAAGTATAGGAGGTCCTTCTTGACGACCTTCTATTCTGAACGCCTCTAGTTGTCTTCCCAGTTCGGACAGTTGTGCGTCAATATTAGGATTGCGAAGCCGCCCTGTAATGGATCGTCTTGCCCTATCTTCAAATGCAGCAACTATGATATCAAGGGACTTCATCTTAAAGTCTATGACCCTATCGGTATCTTTGAATTTATTTGGTATTACCTTATCCTTGGTGATGTTTAACAATGGAACGCTCGCACCTCCCCTCAATCCTCCCAATTGTTTATCGTAAAATGACGAAAACTTAATCCCAGCAGAATCATACGCCTCCCCTAATTCCGTACTTGTAGAAAAAAGTTGCAAGCCGGGAACCCCTGTTCCACTACGAAGAAGACGAGACTGCTATTTTCAACTCACTAAAGGCAGTCTTTAAGCCATCTAACTCAGCTAAATTCTTTAATTGCTTTGGGGTAACTTCAACTTTGCCTTGTAGAATAGCTTGTTCTTTTGTCGATGTAGGATTAGCAACCTCAAACGTATTAGGGTCAACAAACCTAGCACCTGAGCCAAGAACTCGCGCCTTAGCCTTTTCTTTCTCCGTAGTTACTGCCTCTGCTTTTAACCCAGCTCTTCGTGCAGCTTCTGCCGCCTCAAACCCTACTGCCCTTTTAAGGGCCAACGCCTCGTCCTTAGCTCGTTGTCTCATTCCGGGTCTCATTGCCCCTGGTACTTCACTAAATCGATTAAAAGGTCTCCCAGTTTTAGGATTAAGGGTAGCTTGAGCAATGCCCTCAAGTATTGTACCAACAGAGGGTGCATCTTTGGGCGTCGCTGGTGCCCCCTCTGCTATCACCACAGGTCTACCGTCGGGGCCGATCTCGAACCGCCGGCCTTCTTTTCCTAGTGTAAACTGCTCCGGCGCATCACCCACAAGAGCTGTGAGCAAAGGAAGCCCCCCACCTAATAGAGCATTCGGATCACCGGACCTTCTCAAGGCACCCGCAACGCTTCTTATAGGCTTCGATACAGTCCCCGTGACAGATCCTTGCTCTAAGGTTTTAACACCACGCGGAGTGGCCTGAGCTAGAAGCTCCCCACCCGCTTGGATTGGAACTTGCTGCGTTGTCGGTATGGCCTTAAACGCCTCAATGGCTTGTTGTTGCAACCCCTGCCGCCTAGTCAACGGATCCAACCTCAATCTCTGCAGGTCCTCGGCCTTGGCGCCGGCTATCCCGCCTACTCCCCTGGACAAAAGACCAGATAGCCGCCCTAGGGTCGTATCAGGGACGCTAATGGCCCTCTGAGGGTTAGCTATAGCCCCCAGGGCCTGCAAAAGCAGCTCTTGACCCGTTATAGGCTGTGCAGCGCCCGGGGCAGCCTGAGCAGTTGAGTTAAAGGCCTGTGCAATTTGATCCACTTATCTTCTCCTGAGAAGCTCTTCTAGGGTTTGGGGAAGCCCGCCGCCTGTTCTGACCACAAGACTCCGTAAATCAGGGGGTGCCCCAGGGAGAGGACCTAGACTAGCCGGTAGTCTAGGAGGGCCTGGGGGCTGAGGACCGCCACCTTGAATTAATTGATTCGCTACGGTGCCAGCTACGCCGCTGCCAATTAAACCTCCGACCCTGTTACCAATGTTTTGACTAGAAAGACCAAAGAATCCAGTGCTTTGAGCAGGGTTAAGCAATGCTTCGCCCCCCAATGGTGAAGATAGGAATCCCGTAGGGTCTGTCACCCCTCCGCCAAGAAGGTCTAACCCCTGAGAAGATGCCACGGGGTCCAACGGGGACGCTAGAAACCCCCCAGTGGTCCCTTCTAGGCCCGAAGCCCCCACAACGTCCGCCACGGGCAACTCCGGTAACACATTCCCCAATCCCTTGCCGAGCAATGGCCCTAAGAACTGAGACCCGAATGCGCTCCCAGCGCCGCCAATAGCCCCGCTCGCTAGGCCCTGCAGGGGGTTGCCCTTAATAGCTCCTCCCCCCAAACCCCCAAGCGCACCACCAGCAACAGCCCCAAGTTGTGGCATTCCCACGGCAGTACCAGCTATAGTACCAAGCACTGTCCCTGCTATGGGTAATAATCTATCAGCCATTATTTACTCGCTCCGCCACCCTCAGTAGTTGTCACTGCTCCCTGCCCGAGCCCTGCAGGGAAACCCCCTAAAAGACCCGTCGAAAGTTGACTTCCTATCCCCTGTCTTCTCAAGAAATCATTAAAAATAGCTTCTTGCTGTTGCTGCTGCAGCGTCCTCTGCTGCTCTCCCGTAGCTCCAAACTCTGCCAATCGGCGGCTTTCTCTCAGGTCCAATACCTGTCCTTGCTGGGCCAGTAAGTTAGCCCCTGCTATATCGCCCGCTCTTTGTCTTTCACCAATCTGAGCTTGAAGAGCTCCTGCACTAATATCTCCACCGCGAAGTTGTTGCCCAAGACCAAAGAGTTGTGGTATTACCCCGGCCCTAATTTGCAACTCTTGAGCCAAAATAGGTGCAAATGCCCCGGCTAATTCAGTTCCTACTGCCCCTGAATTGCCCAAACCAGCTAGAGCTAATTGGTTCAGAACGGGGCCTCTAACCGCTGCCATAGCGGCGAGGGTAGCAGGAGATTGGCCTATTTCGCCGCCAGCGAATCGCCCAACTTGCCCTAACCCCGCTAACTCTGGAAATCTCAAGCCACCAAAGTTCTGAGAAAGACCTAAGGCAGAAGCTTCTGGAAATCGTAGTTGACCAAATCCACCGGCTAGATTCTGAGCTTGTTGCTCCTGAGGTGAAATAAATGACCCAAACGCCCGTTCCCCCTGACGGCCTAAGACAGATAATTGGGCGGGATTAAAACCAGGAATTTGCTGTGGTCGTGGAAACAGGAACTCATCTAAGGGGGTGCCGGGAAGACCGGTTGCTCCACCTCCCCCAAAACCTCCAGTACCGACTCCCCCAAAACCTGCTGCGCCAGGACCAGCGCCGGTGCCAGTGCCAGGACCAAGACCACCGCCAAATTGTACGTCTTGACCAAAGAATCCTGCTAATTTAAGTTTATCTAAACCCTCTTCGGTAAATCCAGTTTGAGTGCCCAATCCCGCTGGAGCAAAGGTCGGAGTGCCAAGACCAGGGATTTGAGCTACTTGGGGCTGACCACCGGGCTGACCGCCCGCTTGTGGAAAGAAGCCGGGGAAGGGGCCCTGGAAATTAAACGGGGAAAAGCCTTGAAGGGCCTGAAGCTGCTGGCCGGTCTGTGCAAAAAGCGGCTGAAGCTCAGGAGCAATTGTGGTCTGGGTCGAACTCTGACTACTTCCACTAGATCCACTTCCCATTATAGAATACCCCCTTGACCTAAACTACAACCCATGATATAAGACCTCCATGCCCTACAAAGATCCTGATAAAGCCCGTGAATATTGGCGAATTTACGCACAGAAACGATCCAAGACACACCCTCATCAATTAATGCGGAATAGAAACCGCCCAAGATATAACGAATATCAGAGAAGCGATTATTGGCGACACAGAGAAGCACGATTAGCCGCTGGGAAGAAACGACACATAGCTTTAAGGAGTGCGGTTTTAAAAGCCTATGGGTCGATATGTAAATGCTGCGGAGAAACAATTTGGGAATTTCTATCAATAGACCATATAGACGGAAAAGGTTCTGAGCATCGCAAATCTTTACTCGGAAGTGGGACAAGGGATATTTATTCTTGGTTGAAAAAAAATAACTACCCCCCAGGCTTCCAAGTTCTCTGTCATAACTGCAATCAAGCAAAAGGCTTTTACGGTTCATGTCCACACCTCACCCCAAATCCTTCACGCTAATCCAGCGTTTGATTTCATACCCGAATCGCTCAAAATATCTTGCCCTTGCAACCGCGTTAGTCTGATTAAACATCTTGGTCATCCCGAGTCCCTTGGTCCATTCTTCCATAACCCGGTGACCCACCTTGAATATCTCATCCTCGTGTATGTCCTTGTCCTTTTCTAGCTGCAAGACCTGAGCAATCCATCCTTCCATACCCTGAATCTCAGGCAACACAATCACATGCGCCACCATTTTCCCTTCTTTATCCAACGCCACAAGCATCAACACATGCGGAGAGCGTGTAGCAAAGGCATTATAAAGGACTTGGCCTAACCAGACTTTATCCGTCGTGACACCCATTCTATCTATGAATCCAATAGCCCTTTCTACAAACTTCGGGAATAGACTTCGGCACAACCCATCCGTATTCATTAACCTGATTACTGAATACTCCCCGGCCTGATAAGACTCTATGGGCTCTACATCATGGCCGTTAAGAGGCTGAACAGGCACTATGGCTTCTTCTAAGAGTGGCGGTCCTTCGGGCATTAGTCGTCTGCCTCTAAGATAGCTTCATAAATTCTAAACATTGATAATTGGAATTCGTCCTTCTCTAATTCCATAGCCTTCCTAACTTTTGCCAATTCGGCAACACACCAATCCTCAAATTTTAAACCCTCTTTAGGAACACTTTTCCAGGGCTTAATCCTCATTAATATTTCGTCTATTTCCATTCCTTCCTCCCGTCCTACGTCCAAGTCTGACTAAACAGCCGTCTCATATCCGAATGTTATTGTAACGGCCGTCGTACCAGCCGTTCGGCCTATAACCATAACAAAATCCCCGTTGCCAGAAGGGTGGTCAGTATCTCCATCTGGTCCCAACAGGTCAACATCAGTTTGAAACAAGGTGCTGTCGGCAGTGATGGGTCCAAAGTGGTGAGTGGTCTCCAGATCAAACCCATGATCTGCAAAGTCAAAATGATCTATCACCGTGCCTGCCTTCTGCCCGAAGTCAAACTCAATTATACCATTAAAATCACCGTCCGTGGCATCCACGTTGGTTAGAAAACCTAGTTCTATGGTTCCTCGATAGTTAGTTTCAGGATTTATTCCAATATCTATATACTGTAGATGAACGTGGCC